AATATTATACCATAGAAACAATCTGTTAATTACTTCATAAATCGTAATTTCCAGATTGTTAAAGTGAAAGGCTCATGGCGGCAATCCTTGCTGTCCTTACCTTGATGTTTTCATTGTAGCAAACCTAAAGCGTTTTGTCAATACATCGGCTAAACATTCACGATTTCGCCTCTTATGCAAGCCGTCCCAGCATGTGCATTTGCCGCCAACTTATAGTTCTTAATTTCGTCCCAAATCTCACACATATCACCGTCCAAATTATGTAAATACCGCTGCGTTACTTGTAGGCTCGAATGCCGCAATAATCTCCGCACTACATCGACGTCAGCACCGCGCTTACGTACGTCAGTGGCGAAACTATGGCGCAGTTCGTGTAGCTGGAACCCCTCTAGCCCTGCCTCGCGAAATTGCCGCTGTATTTTCTTGCGAATGCCGTCAACAGTTAGTGGTTCGAAATATTGACGACGCGTGGTTTTAATCCATACATAATCTATCACGCCAGCCGCCCTAATCCAGACATCTAATCTTTCGCGAGTAGTGTCAGATATATACACCCAGCCGTCTTTACACCCCTTTCCTACTGTGTAAATTGTGCGTCCGTCCAAGTCGTTCAGGCGTAAGTTCGCAAACTCCTGTGCGCGCATCCCCGTATCAAACAGTACACGAATCATCACCTCAGTAAGCAAATCATCGCAACCACTCAGTACCGTTGCAATCTGCTCCGATGTATACCATTTTCGGCGGCATGGTGCAGGCTTTGGCTTTACTACCATCCGGGTTTTGATTTTCATCGGATAATTCATGTCTCGCAGCCAAGCTATCCACGACATCACCGTAGCGACATTAGTGCGTATCGTTGTAGAATTACACCTCGAACCGAGCTGTCCCAATGCCTTTTTCTCAATCCATCGATCAAGCTTTTTATTAGTTAATTGCGACATATCCTCAATGTTTGTCTGGGCAATAAATCTGCTTAATACACTACGTTTTGTTGCCATAGTTGAAGGGGTTAGTTGCTTCACATTCATACACCACTTCAGGTAAACTCGCAGCTGATTCTCTGCTGGCGTTCGCTTTATCTTCATCGTAAAACTCCTAAATCTCTCACCTCGCGTCTATATAGATCGTTATAATCATTGGAATATTTATTCCAAGTCTATATAGACCGTTTTTGGTTAATTATTATGAAAAATCACCCACTATACCCTCCATTTCTCAAGCCAAGCTAGCTTTTTAGACAAATAATTTTGCCTAACTTGTGCCAGCTGGCGTTATTTGCTTTGTTATAATTCATATCTCGTCTGGCTCTCTCCTCCATTTTCCGTTGTTTCTTCTCTTGCCGCTGCCGCGCCAGTTCGTTGATCGCTCTGGCAATTCGACCGCGCATCCACAATAGCGACTGCTCCAGATTTTTTAGCGACCAAACCGACGCGAGATACCGCTCAGGGTCGCGTTTAGTTCTTGCCACTTCAACTGATTCGTCGAACTCTTGTTTGTATTTCTTTTGCCGGTTGCGAAACATTGGCAAATACGCGTCATCTTTGATTAGCTCTGACGCTTTGCCGAGGTGTTTGCGCATCGTGGCGATTCGTTTATTGTCTACAACGAACATATTACCCTCACTTATTTTTGATATAAGTTTGAGGTCAAAAAGAGAAAACCCCAGCAAAAAACATTACTGTTTTACTGAGGTCTCCCTTGCTCGATTGTTGTTCTCTATTAATATAGCAAATTATGATAGCGAAATCAAGGCAGATAATTGCCGCAACGGATACACTCATGATCATATCCGCCGCCCTGATACTGTCCGCAATATTGACAATTATGGCAGTGCTTGCAAATAATCGTCGGCGTTTCACTTGTGATGCCGCACCACACACATTGATACGTCGCACACACCTTTGGGCTGTGCTCGATCTGCCTGTCGGTCATGATCACTTCGCCCATCTCCGCCATGACATTCTTTTTCAATCGCTTCTGGCTCGGACGTGGCGGCTCTACCGTATTCCTTGCGTAGTATAAACTATGTCCACTTTCCATAATCTTACCTTTCCATACAACGTTCCATTGCTACTTGAATTACCGCAGCCAAACTCCAATCTAAGTGTTTTTGTGCCGTTAACTTCTGTTGGCCTGCCCTTTACTAGTCCAAATAGTTCCAGTTCATTTGAGAAATCATACTTTACACTAGCTGTATCACCCTCTAATCCAGCATTAAATATCTTGCGTCCGCCGCTACCGCCTATCCAGCCAATTTTACGCAACTCTGGTGGCGTAGTGTTCTCTATCATTTGTCCCAGCTGTTCAACTTTATCAAAACCAATCGCCAAGTAAACGAATAAGTTTTTTATCTCTATCAAATCCTTTGGTAAAAATACCACCAGCGTATGCGCCTCTAGCCATCGGCACTGTGCATTCGCCAGCGACACAGTCTTGCACTGGTAAGGATATTCCTGATTTCTACTGCCAATCATAAGCGTGCCTCGTAATCATATACTTTAGTTCGCATAGCTTCATATTCAGGACTGTTGTTTAGCAGTTTATCTCCCAATGGTGCTTTACCAGTACTCAGCATATCGATAATTACATATATTTTGCCGTTGTAGCCAACATCTGTTGGTTGCGGCAACATAGTCTCGTCAGCTACTAGTGTCTTGCCAATGCCGGCTCCAGCTACTACATCGGTATTGCTTTTAACCGCCGAATAATCCACCACGTCGCCAACGGGTGCTTTCGCTGATAATAATATTCGGTAGGCTTGAGCAGTATTTGTGGTGATGCCAGCATTTGGATCGATGTAGCGGTCAAATAGTTCAAAGTTATCATTGACGATCTCCAGTTTGGTGTTTAATACTGCCAACTTGTGAGCTTCTACCGCCCACCATAAATATCTAAAAGGTGCGCCGCCTTTATTGCCGGCGCTACCACCCATACCAGGCGTGCCAGTTATATAAATATAATCCTTGCCTTTTATTTGCCCAGTTCGATAGCCCTTCTCCTGCCTATCGCCAATCATACTAACATCTCCGTTCCCAGTAGCAAATTTAACCGCTCCAACTTAAATCCCTGCGGCGGCGTGTCAAACGCTAACACCAGCGCCATTAGCTCGCTCTCGCGCGTCCTCTCAGGAATGACTGGCTTCATATTAAGTCCAGCAACTCGAATCCTGCCGTTCTCCGCCTTAATTGAATCGCTCTTGCCATACAGTCTGCGCCACATCTCGTCAATCTGATCACTTAATAATGCTACTGGCGTTAAACCATCAACTGGCGCAAAAACCGCACGTACACCATTACTACCAGCCACTACGCACCACAAATCCAAATAAGCCTCAACAATCTGCGCATAGTGAGGCATAAGCATGCGAATATACAGCACTGCCGACGATTGATTGTCTAGTGATATATACTTGGCAACATCACCAGTACGGAATCCTTCCGCCTTGTCTTCCGCGCCGACAGACAGGTCGCGCTCAGTCGCATCGTAGTAGCAGTGTCCGACGATTGAACCGCGAACTGGCACGACCTGCCTCAGCATTTTTATTTCTCCTTAAGCAGCTTTATAATCGCACTAATCACTGGCATCAAACGGCTAATTCCCGCAGCTATTGTTGCCGAGCTAGTAGAGAATATAAGTGAGCCTGTTAATGCATCTAAGCTCCTCATAAACTCCATAAACTGAGGCGTGCCATACATAGCCGTAAATGTTATCATTGCACCTAAAAACCCTTGTAAAAGTGTCCTCATTGCTCGTCCATTTTTAGTTTCTGAGCTGAATAATAATTTAACCTTTTCCATATTTCCTCCTATTATTTATTAAAGTTTTTGAACAAATTGGTTAAAAATTCGATGATTTTATTGACGAGTACCTCCAGCGCCGAAACTCGCTTTTCTAGGCTATCAATTGGCCTATCGCTTAGATACAGCTTATCGATTGCCAGCGTACCGCCCTCTAACACCATCAAGTCATCATCAACCAGTCTCGTAACATGAGTGACGCGAACCTTCGTCCCCATTGGCAATTTCTTTGCTAATTTTCCAGTAGTTAGGTCAGTAACCTCACACTCTGAACGCGTCCAGAAGTCTTGATCGGCAATATCCTTCAGATTCTTTTGCCATGCCGGCTTATCTTTATTCGGATCAGCTGGCGCAACTAGCTCTGTTGCCGCAATGCCGAACGGCTTGTTATTCTTAACAGCGTACTGCGATAGGTAGTATTTCTTGCCCTGCACTATCGTCTCCTTGGCGATATCGATAACCGTCCCTCTAGGAATCACGTTACCAAACGCTTCCATAGTTATCATATTGACAGCACGTAGTCCTGCAACTGGTGCGACGACCAGTTTTATATCTTCAATATCGTTCAGGTTACGCACCCACTCGCTTCGTTTCAATTCTTCCGCTTGACGAGCCAACTCTGCACGGCGTTGGTGCGCCTCCTGAGAATTATTTACATCAGCACGAATTTGGTCGATTGACCATCCCTTAGCAGCTTGCCCCAAGTAGTGCCGCAAACCTTCTGAGTCAACTTCACGCCCTAAAATTGAGCGGAACACTTCGCGGATCTGTGTCTCGTTGACTGTCGGACGCGAACCACCGCCAGCGTGATAGCGGTCAGCGATTGCACGGATACGCCCTTTATCGATTGGCGAGCAACTGGTATTGAACCATTCTTTATGCACATAAATATTTAGGCGGCGGCCGTAGGCTTTCTCCATGTCGTAGTGAAACTCACCCATCGTCTCATAATCACCATCGCTAAGGCGTGTATTACATTCATAACCGACCGTTGTAGCATTGCCTCTAGCGTTGCCGGCATGCCAAGCAGCGTTTACCGCATCTACAATCCACGCCACTCTGCCGGCCTCGCCGACAGTATGTGCTGAGGTGTTACCATTAGCGCGGCACAGATAATTCACTATCGACATAAAGTCTGAATTACTGCCCCACCAATGGTACGTTACGCCTTCTACGGCTCGTGCCATGCCATACACCGCTGCTACTTGGCTTTCGGGCGTATAGTTCGGCGAGTTGAATTGTGTTAGTTCTTGATATGCCATTTCCTACTCCTCCTTTAACACTTTCTTAATGAACCGATAAACAAACTTGAAAATTGCCGCGAAAAGCAAACCAACCACTGCACCGCTAAATGCACCTGCAAATATCGCCATAAAAAATAACTGCTCCAACATACTCATTTCGCTATCCTATCGATAATTACCATTTTCAGTATTGCTCCAGCCACGGCGGCGATGATAAACCAAACTATCCTTGCCTGGTTATCTTCTAGTTTGTCTAGCCTATCTTCATGATTTCCTACGTCCTTTTCCAGCTTCACTAGCCGCTCTACTACCACCGTCAGATCCAGCCTGTCAATCTTTGCGCTGATTGACTCTATCTGATTCCTGATGTTTTGTATATCGGCGTCCATCTTTCCTAATTTTTGCCATAGCTCCGCTTCGTTAGTATTATTTGCTGCTGCCATACTTTGTCGGTCTCCTTTCTCTCACCCCAGGCCGCAACCAAATAAAAATATGCGTCCTGAAACGCATATACTTACCTACATTATACCACGGTTTTACCGTAAACATAATGCATTTTTCATGGTTCTATACAACCACAACATATTGGCTGGAAAGATTTTATTCAATCGAAACAAGACAATGCCACTCTGCCAGTTACACCTGCTATCATCCAGTATGGTCGAGCAAGAGTAAGAGTACCAACTGATACCGTAGAAGCTACGACATTAGTCACGTTTCCAAAGGAATTTGAGAACGGAATGATACCAACTATCATTTGCACGTATAACGGTTATGGAAACGCTAGTGATCCGTGGTCAGATACACCAAATTCGTCTTGGGCTGGCGCAACATTTGGAGCTGTTGGTGTTACTAATTCAGGCTTTACGGCTAGATGTCGACGTTTCGACGGTGCTATGCTAAGAGGCGCCTATTACTTTAGTTGGGTTGCGATTGGTGCAGCTTAATTATTTAACATACTCCAAAGTAACGCTAACTTCCGAATTGCCCCAAGCATAACTACCAGAAATAGTAATACTCGTTTTATCAATGGAGGTAATACCAGATTGGTGCGTGCCCTCAATATATGGCAATGCCTGTTTTATGGGGTTGTTTGATAACACGCCAGATAGCCTCACATTACCAGACCATGAAATCAGTTCCCAAGCGTCAGTCAAGCCAGCGATACCATGAGGTAGGCTTGAGGTATTGTACCCACCAGTCATATTGACCGTACCACGTACTACTTTACGAAAAATCGGACGACCATCGATCCATTTTTTGCCAGTATCCATCTCAGCAGATTTATAGGTTTTAAGGCTATCTGCTAATTTATCTGGTTGTATAGAACCATCGCCTATCCCCGTTCCATCATGAAAACTAGCGTCATTTGTTGCCAAAAGATTCATTTTTGCCGCTGTTAAAATTTCGCCCGGCACAAAATTTAAGTTAACATACGCCATACTATCTCACCCTTTCTATTTGAAATGTCTCAAATCGCTCAATAATCATACCTTTATCGCTATACTTCAGTTCATAATCTGCCTGCTCTTTATGGACACTTTGCTTTAGTGCGACTTCACTCTCTAACTGCGCTCGCTCAAATGGACTCATAGCAAATGAATTCACCAGCTCCACTGGACTAGCCTCGCCTGGCTGCACTGGATTTATTGTTCCTCTCTCAAATTTAGATAACCGTGTGTCGTTGCCAGTTAATGCTTCATAACCAATCATCGGAAATCCTTCAGGCGTTTTATCCAGCCTCTCACGAGTCGTCAGAAACAGCCCCTGATAGTCATAAATATCACGGTTGCCTCCACGCCTAGGTGCGGTAATTGCTGAAAAGCCTTGAATTGTCTTTGCTGGAAAACACTCAACCGCCACCACCAGATTAGTTTTCAGACATCTCACAAAGTACACCTGGCTGTAATGCTGAGCATAAAAATCTGCCATTTTCTCCAATTCGGCTTGGTCTTGCGTTTGCTTGGCTGTCTCGCTATTCATTATTTCCTCCAATAAAAATACGACCGCCGCTCTGGCTGGTCGTATATACTACTTACATTATATCATACTTAGTTTGCTAGCACATCTCCGCCATCCAGCGTTGACTTGTCTAGCTCAAACGCACTAATTTTCGGACGCTCCTCCACCTCCAAGCTCTGTCGAAAATTGGCGTTCACGCCGCCTGCCAGCTCGTAGCTGGTAATAAAGCAACTGAAACTATCAGCCAGCTCGTCAATCTGCAAGTCCACCGTATCGCCGATCTGCAAATACGGCACAAAAAAGTTATCCAATTTGAATTGCCTATTTGGATTTGAGTATAGAGTTACGATATTATTAGCAATCGCTCTTGCACCGCCAACATCCTGCACCAGATTATTTTCAATCTTCAGAATCTCTGCACCAACACCAGTTGACGTGTCAGGATTGACGCCATACTGCTCAATACTTGGCTCGCTCACAGCATTTTCGGTAATTATTTGCGTTACCTTTGCCGGTACACCCCATAACTGGATACGGTTAATATATCCGTCCACGCTTGAGTTATTGCGGAAGGTCATTTTGTAAGTGCTGCCAAAGTTGTACACCGACACCAGCTGTACATTGATTGCGCCGCCTCCACCGTCAGAATTTTTCGCGCCAGAATACATCGACGTACCAGAGTTACTGCTTGCATGAACTGGTCTATCTACACTTACAGCATAAAAGTCCCCAACACTATCCTGAAACTCAGCGAAAATGTCGATAGTCTTACCAGCTCTTATTTTCGTTTGCTCGCTGCCCTGCTCCAGTTCCCACAGTTTTTGAAATGCCTGCACTTTGAATGGCTTTGCTACCACCTGCGCCGAGTTTATTACTGGCGTTGACTTAATTTGTAGGTTGGTCAGGTTAGAATAACTGAATGTATGAGCTGTTTGCTGAGTCTTCGCCAGGTGCGTTCTATTCCAGAACCGAATTATCCCCTGCTCGTCAACAAAGACCAGCGCCGCTTCCGCCTCTGCTAATTCTTTCAATAAATCAGTCACGCTCTTGTCTTTTGGCGATAAATAACCAATCGCCACCTGTTGCGACCGGTCGATCTCAAACTGGTTGGTACTGAACCCCTGCTCAATCAGCAAATCCCTCACAATTTCGTGTGCAAACTTACCTACGAATGCTGGTAGATTAGAATATTTTGTATCCAGATAGGTAATTGCGTCAAACGCTGTCAGCTCCACCGTCTGTTCCACGATATTAACCGTCGGCGTACCCACAAAGCCAACGAAATTCGTGATCATTTCGCCATCATATCCAGTTAATATCTTTATCGGCCGTCCTGCCTTAATAAATTTGCCGATCACAGGGTCTTTTTCTGGCAGGAACCGTCCCGTCGTATTATTCAGTGTGATTGTCGCCTGAGCTGTAACTACACCCCATGAATAATTGCTTACCTTCTTACTTATTTTGAAATTCTTAACGTAGCGACTTTCATCTGTGTACACGTATTTGTCGAAAAACGTCACTACGTCGCCTGAGCCTTTTAGAAAATCTCCACCATCCAGTGCTGAAGAATCCAGGTTAAAGAACCGCGTAGTCGGATTTATTTGCTTACTCCACCCCAGCATCACCGCGAAGTCAGTCTGCTTGTGCGGTGCGTCAACCTTGCTGATGAAATTAGCCGAAACCGCCTGCATTTACACCTCCCGAATTGTTACGGTTAGGCTTGTCATTAAACTACCGCCACGAATATATTCGTCAGCATCACAGTCTGTCATAATCCCGTCAAACTGAAGCACGCCATACTTTGACTGGTCGTTATAAAACCTCACCGTGCCAGCGTCATTAAAGATGCTCTCAAAGAATCGAAACTGCACTGGCGTTACTGCCGTAAATGTCATTTTGGCACGCTTTTTGGATGGAAAGCTATGCCTTTCGATACTGCCATTGATTGAAAGGTTGTCAGTCTTTACCACCACCGGCGAATCGTCGTAGCCGCTTGGATAAATTGGTATTTCTTGTCCGTTTAATCGTATCATCGGAGTGCTCCTAGTTGATCAAGTCGCAATCCTTGTGCTTTTAGTGCTCGATTGATTTGCTTTGCGATATTCACTGCATCCTCCTCGTTGAATTTCTCGTCTCTAGTAGTAACATTTACGGTAATGTTGACATCTCGTGCACCAACTCCGTCACTACGCTTGTTAATTTGCGTCACCAGGCTCGCCATTTTACTTTCTGGAACGACCCATTCGTTCTGCCCGCCGTCACCAGCATAAATAATCGAACCGCCGCCCTGCGGAGTAACGATACCACCGGTCGCCATTCGCGGAATATGTAAGCTTTGAATATTGCCAATGTGTACGCCTGGAATCTTGTTGATGATCCCGATCGCACCGTTAATCATGCCAATGAACCCGTTTGCCATCTTCTCGACCATGCTTAGTGCACCATTAACTGCACCCCTGACCGCACCGCCAATAGCATTACCAACGAAGCTGCCCAGCCTTCCGAACATCCCAGTGATAGTATTCCACACTCCACCGAAGAATCCCGCCAGCCCGCCAAATATGCCAGTGATAGCGTTCCATGCTCCGCGGAAAATACCGCCAAACCAGCCTGCCACGCCAGCAAACACGCCGACGATGCCATTCCACACGCCGCCGAACCAGCCAATAGCTGTATTCCACACGCTCACGATAATATTCCATGCGCCACTGAACACACTGCCAAAGAACTGTACTATTGGCGTAAATACTGCCACGATAAAATTCCAAACTGCCTGAAATACGGCAAATATCTGATCCTTGAACATGAAAAATAATCCAATGACAAGAGATATCGGTGCGAAGATTACCGCTAAAATAGAAAGCCCCCATTCTTGCACGAACGACACTATGCTATTGAATACGCCAACTATCCCATTCCAAATATCACCAAAAAACCCAAGCACGCCGCCAACAAAATCACTTACAACTTGTCCGATAGCGTTAAAGATACCGCCAAACCAACTAGCAGCAGCACTCCAAGCGGATTTTATAGCCTCCCACGCTTTGCCGAATATATTGAACTTTACCTGTAAAAACACCAATGCTCCAACCACCGCTGCTATAGCAGCAACAATCAAAAGCATCGGATTTTTACCAGTTACTAAATTAAATGCTTCCATGGCCGTTTTCCCGCCACGAATAGCATTCGCAAATTGAATCATACTAGCAGCGAACGACCCCACTTTCATAGCCACTAGAGCAACGCCAGCAGCGGTTACTGCTGGTACGAAATTATTTATTACTATATCCGCAATCTTCTGAATCTTATCCTTATTCTTTTCCAGCCAATTTGTCGCATCCTCAACGGCTTTGCTGATTTTGTCGAACACACCGCCAGCTTTGACTTGTCCAGTCTCTGCATCCACGCCAACAATTTTCATGCCTACGTTGGTAATTGTTTCCAGCAAGTTGCTCATGCGTCCGTTGAATGTTTGGGATTGCTTAATCGCACCCTGAAAAGCCATACCACCCTCATCACTTGCCATCTGGAGCGCCTTACGTAGCACATCAGCTGTAACTTTGCCCTTCGATAGGTCGTCGCCGAACGTCTGAATGGAATGACCCGCCCCCATCGCTGCAATGATATATTTTTTGAATCCACCAGCACCTTGGTTGATGATCTGATACCAGTCTTGTGTCATCATCTTGCCATTACCGATTGCCTGCGTAATTGGCAGTGCCAAGCCCTGTAAATCTGCACCAGTTGCACCCGCCAAGTCGCCCAAATTTCTCATCCAGCCCATCAAATCCTGAACCGCCACGCCGTTTGCCAGGAACATTTTGGCAGTCGCCTGGATGGATTTATTGTCAAACGCCGTCTCTTTCCCGTACTGATATAGCGTCTTCATGACAGCATTTGTCGCCTCTACTGTTCCAGTTAGCGACTCAAAAGACGATCGCAGAGACTGCAATTCAGAGGCGCTTTTTACGAACGACATCAACCCAAAGCTACCGCCCACCGCCACCGCAGCGACACGCTTCAGGGTCGATTCAATGAATCCGCCCGCTTGGCTAAAAGAGTCCTTCAAATTAGCAGCATTGCCGACTAGTTTCTTGCCTACATTGCTGCTAAAATTTTTAACGCTCGCCTGAGCAGTCTTCAAGGCAGACTGCAAGGCTGATACGTTTGCTCGGATTGTCAGAGTGAGTGTACTGTTATTCATCTTCCGCCTTCTTTTCCTAGCGGACGAAAAACAACAAAAAAATGCGGCTCAAAGTCCGCATATATTACTCATATTATATCACATCGTGGTATAATCCCTCCATAAGGAAAGGAAATAAACTACCACCATGTTTAGTCTATTTAAGAAAGATAAAACACCAAAACCAATTACAATTATCGGGAAATACGAAGGGTCTCATCCAGAGCTTCCAGGTTCAGTACTAAACGCTAGTCTCAGGTGTGACGAACATGGAGTAGACTTGTCTTTCAATAAAGGGCAATGGGCTCTCGCTAGACACTTTGACTGGTCAGAGATCGAAGGCTTTGATTTCGATTTTGGCAACGAACGGCGCGTTAGCGGTAAAGAGACTTCAGCTGCCAGGGTTGTTGCTTTTGGTCTTGCTGGGGCGGCCGTAAAGAAGAAAAAGTACGACAGTGGCTTTTATGTGCAGAATGTCTTATACACAAAAAGCGGTAACGTAGAGCTTATCCTTGAAAAACACTATACGAACACAGGTGATATGGCGACAACTGCGACAAACCTTGAAAGTATGTCTCACACTTCAAAATCAACTAAGTTTAAGAAATATGTTCTTTCTAAATTAAACCTGGAGTCCTCCAAATGAATCTATCTCTCCGTCGCAAAAAATCTGCTGAATCTAATAAAATTGACAAAGCTAAACCATCTATCAAAAGCTTCAAGCAAATCTACCAAGAAAATAAGAATAGACCGCTTACCAAAAACGAAAAGCGAGGCTGGGCTATTTTGGGCGGTATCATCATAGCTATTCTCGTCATTGCTCACGTTAGCAACATCATGGAGCAATCCCGCCTTGAAAAAGACAATGTTCCAATCGTTATATCTGATGTAGAGGACAATATCAAGCTTGATTATTACACCGACAGACTTGAACTATCCGCCAAAATATCGGGTGTTAGCTCATTTGCCGAGGTAAAAGTCTCAGGCGACAAAACCGACATCCACGACCGCAAAAACGCAGCTGGTAATATCAAATACGAAGTTAAAAATATTAAAGAGGGAGACAGCGATATCTCTATATCTATTGCTGACGGCAAACGCCACAGTGATAAAACGATTAAGCTTCACCGCCAAACAAAAGCCGACTACGACAAACAAGAGCTCGAAAAAGCTCTCAAGTATACCGAGGAGCTAGTAAAAAAGGCTGAGGAACAACCCACCAACGAAAACATCTCTCGTGCCAAATCAGACATCAATAGACTACCAGAAGACAAGCGCGCTCCATTCTCTGAACGTATCGCCAAACTAGAAAAAGCCAAGCAGGAAGAAAAAGAACGTGCTGACAAAGCCAAGAAAGAGGCCGAGGAAAAGAAAAAGCAAGAGGAAGCCGCCGCTGCTAGCGCTCGCCAACAACAGCAGTCGCGCTCACAACCAGTAGCTACACCTCGCCAGACTGCGCCCTCACCACAGCCTGCTCCATCGGGCCCGAACTTTAGCAGCTGCAAAGAGGCACGCGCCGCTGGCTATAGTCATATGCGTCGAGGTGAACCTGGGTACGCATCACACCTTGATAGAGACGGTGACGGCATCGCCTGTGACAAGCACAGATAAAAGCAGGGGCAGCTTACTGCTGCCTCGCCTTATCGATTTGCTCCTTTTCGACTACCGCCTCAACTTGACGTCTTGCTAGGATAGCTGCGGTAAAATCCTCTGGCTGATCCATGTATTCATCGTACGTCCATCCATATTCCTTACAGATAAGCGCAATTTGGATCATCTGCGGCACTTCGCCAGAACCATTGCGTAGGGCGCGGTCATACTTAATCGACCACGCCTCTATTCTTTTGGGAGCTCCCTCTCTCTACCGAATACTTCCATAACCTTATTGCTGATAGTCTCGTAGTCGTCGCCAAATTCGCTGTCCATCAGTGCTTCAAATGGCTGTTCACGGCTGCCACAATACTCCAGCAATAACTTCTCAATTAGTTTATCGCTCGCTCCCATAACTCTACTCAAGTCGACATCTACCTCGCCATCACTGGCTTCCATTTCCTTAGTAGACATAGTTTGCCCCTCGAGCATTAGCCGTCGGTACATACTTCTGTCGCGATTGCGAATAAATCCGCGGATAACAGCACTACGTCCATCATTTAGTTCAATTGTCACTTCTCGATTACTCATTTATCTACTCCTAGTATTCATATTTATTAACCAATTCAGCTTCGATAGTCTTGCCGTCTGTAATATTTAGCAAGCCCTCAAAGTTGATAGTCTCAGTTGAAATATCACTCAGTCCGTAGCTTGGCTCTCGGCTGGAAATTGCTACCTTACTTATAGTAAACAACAGGCTGGTTGGCGTGGTTACGCCGGCTTTATGATTTTTATCTATGAAACCGAACTGCATTGCCTGAGTTGTACCGTTCAACATCGTGGTTTTGTAGGTGTTGTCAGTGTAGAGTTTCTCAATTGAGCCGCTAACCTCAAAGTCCTTATTAAAGATCTCCTGAATGTCATCCTTAGAACTCGACGTTTGAACCGCCTCCAAGTTTTTCTTAATTTCCAAGCTGAAACTCTTAACGTCTTGTAGCTCTGGCGCTGCTGCTAGCCCGGCTGTATCGGCTGCCATTTTCAACAGCACGTCTTTCGGAATAAACTCAGTTTCCGTCGCATCATAGGCAATAGTGACAGACGACGGCGTTACGTCCTTTGACTTTTTCGACATCAAGCTTACTTCAATCTTCGGATAGTCGTCAGGTGTCCATGAAATCTTAAAGCTCTCAATCATAGCATACGGGAACTGCCCGCAGAATACCGCCTCTTTAATAGTAACGGTCGAGCTGATGTGCGTATTCTCATTATTAAGTGAGAATAAGTGTTTCTTAGCTCCCGCATCGCCAGCAACAGGTGTTGTTGTGGCTTTTTGCCCAAACACCATTGCCAGCCAGTAGTACAGCCCTTTTGCCCATGTTTTACCGCCAATTGAGCCTTCGCCCTTAACACTCATCACATCGACAGCGTTGTTTTTGGTGATGTTGTTGTACGCCGATTCATTAGTTTTCGTTTCTGGAGTATCCTTAAAGCTAAAATCTAGTTGCGGATAAAAATACGTCGGCATTTTGGCGGTACCTCTGGTGTCTTCCAGCGCCAAACCCACGGCGGTCTTTCGACCTGTTACAATCTTTTTCTCTGCCATTATTCCTCTCCCTCCTTATTTTCGGCTTTGGCTTTTTTAATTGCTTCTTCAAAGCTCCCTGATTCGACAGACAGTCCCAACTCTGGCAGGTAGAATGACTGCTTCGGTGCGGGTGCTGCTGGCTGATTATCTTTCTTCACGGTTAATCCCTTTCTTACGCGAAATCAGTCAGTAGCAAAAGAAAATGCGACCAAGGCTGATCGCATATACTACCCGTATTATACCATGGCGCTTACATTTATCCAATCATATCACGAGTACGTACCGTAAATCGTATTAAAGCTTCGTTAGTGAATACGCTACCGCCCCGCTCGCTCACTACATACTCAATTTCCGTTTGGCTACCTAAATCGATTATCAGTTCGTCAGATTGCTCATCCTGAAATCGTCTCAGTACAAATAAAATCGTCTCAGGCAGTAATTTATTCTTGCTATCTCGCCCGCAAATCATTTTCACCAATGCCATATGACTGCCACTACGTTTCGCTGTGCTATTAAAATCTCTAGTTAGGTCATATGCCACATTGATTAACACCGTCGAGTGCGTTTCGATTGAATACGAGGCATCATCAATGACACTCTGCCGTTCATAACTGATAAAACACATCGGCAAGCTTGATTTATCCACCACCATTGGATCGCCCAAATAATATTTATTCCTCAAATCTTTCGGGCCGTGATCATTTAACAGGTTGCGCAGCTTTGCTAAAATTGGGTCTTCGTATTGCATTATCTCTCTCCTTCAGCTTCTAAATAAATTTGTAATCGCTGGCGAATATACCGTGCCTGCGATTCGGTCATACCCCACATCTTGCGTGCTGGCATATTTTTTGTACCCATCTGATGATATTTGAAATACCGTGTCGGGTTTTTAATGACTGCTTTGTCGCTGTATATTTCCGCCTTAAAACCATCCTTCATTTTGCCTGTTTTATTCAGTATCGGCCACGGATAGTTTCGCTTACGCTTCCGCCACTGTGCGCCAAAAACTGTACCACGCTTACCGCTAAAGTTCTTGGAAATCTCATCCAACATAAAGTTAGCCGCCTCTTGCAATGGTATACGCAGACTACTAGCACGCTTCCATCGATTTAATAGTATCTGATTGAATTGCTTCAGTTCCTCGCCATCAACCGTGACAGAAATTGGTACTTTTTGCCCGTCCATCTACCAATCCTCGCTACTAATGTGCGGTCTCTTTGAAAAAAGATCTCCATCATCCCGCGCCGCAAATCCTTGAGCACTTCTTGAACACGCCGCGCCGCAAACCGTGGCAATTAGCGTGTTTAGTTTTTCGCTTGCCAGCTCCAATTTCTTATAGCCATCCTTGCTGGTATTTTCAATGTCTTCATTAAATCCATAATCCCGCACCAATAACATACCGGCAGCCATTAGCCGCTGAATGTAGCGTAATGTTGGATTATACTCCTCAGCCCAGGCAGCCTCACATGGAATCTTTGATATGATTTCGCTCAGGGCTTCAGTTCGCACTTTCTCGACATATTCAGGCTCTACACTAGAACTAGCAAAACGCACCGACACTTCCTGCCCAGAAACAACCGGCTTTTCCAGTGTAATCAATGCATTGGTGGTGTCTACTTCGGTTACTTTGACTAGCTTATTGTCTACCAGCACTCGCACATCTTTTACGTCAATTGTATCGTCGCCGTTGACGTCAGCCAAGATGTAGTCTCCTAGCGAAATCACCGAACTGTTAACGTCGTTAAATTCCAACAACTGGCGGTGATACAATCCCGCTTCCTGTAATATATCTTTGATAGGTTGATTTATTTCGTGCTTCATATTATTTCTCCTAATCCTCAAACAAAGGCGGACGATAAACTCCTCCGCCTCAGGTCTGCCGACTAAGAACCTTTCACAGTCACGATGAACTGCATTGCCTGATAAGCTGCGTCGTAACGACCGCGTAATCCCCAGCTAAAGATGTCAGTCTCGAACGCTTTATCGCTGTTCAAGTCAGTCTTAGCAACAGGTGCACCAACCTTGACTCGCTCAGCGATTGTCAACGGACACATGCCCTCCTTGGCTGCCACCAAGAATGCTGCCTTGCCAGCGATGCGTGGGTCAACGATCAGTTCAACGCGCTTGTAATTGGTGTTGCTCTGTCCATTGTCCAACTTCTCACGAAGCAAGATTTTCTCAGCTTCCTCGCGGTTTTCCTGACCAACAATCAAGTGGGTTGGAATCGGGTTGATAAAGTCGCCATCAGCATCTTTCATGCCGACCAACGCATCAAAAGCCTTACTAAATGTTGCAGCACTGAATGCGCCAGTAACCAAGTTACCGCGGTCAGCATGGAAGAATGGCTTGCCGTCGCTCAAGTTAGCGGTAAAGCCAACAGGAAGTGCAGCTACAGCCAACGCGCCGTAGTGACGACCACTCTTAGTAGTCATTACACGAGTTTGATTTGGAATCTGACCAAGGTCGTCATCTTCAATCTTTTCGCGCTCAACATCCAGAGTTGACTCCCACTTTCGCGGAGCGATTGTGTGGACGGTGTTGTCAGCCACGCCGTGTTTGCGCTCTGACTTAAACTCACGCATGCCAGGCACGCTGTTAAGTGTTACGATATTATTGACTGCACCTGTCACTGATGTGATATCGTACAAAATGCCCTGCAGAGGGTCTTTATATTCTTTTTTAGTAGTCTTGTATACCGTTTTGATAGCGGTATCAAGCTTTTGTAACATTGCTTTTAAGTCCATCTTGTCTTCCTTTCTTAGCTCAGGCGAACACCTACAGTTTTATTGTCAATAACTTCAACAATCTGTCCGATTGCAGGAGCGGTAGCGCTAACAGTCGTTGTTACCTTATCTGATGTCGCAATAGCAACAGCTTTACCTAAATCAGCAGCAGCTACTGCGTCGATTGCTAGCTGGAACACACCAGTTCGATAAACTCGCACTTCATTCTTGATTAGTCCGCCGGTATTTTCCATTGCAACACCTAAAAATGGTTTTGCGCCTGCTTCTGCTGCTTTAGCATTGCCTGCAGTGTCAACAGTAACTAATTGTCCGCGATTGATCACATTGCTACCGAATGGAGCTGAAATCAAATCGCCGTCTTGTCGTAGAAATGTCATTATTGATTCTCCTTCTCACGCTTTACTTCTTTATAATCTTCTTCATTCAGTCCGAATCGCTCGATGTCTGCTTTATCGGAGTCGTCCAGCTGAACTTCATCACCATTTCCATTGCCGCCTTCACCGCCATCTTCGCTCAATAGCCGCATTGCCGGCATTGCCGCAAAGAGTTCCGATAATAGCACATCAACAGATTTGGTTTTCGTATCAGATAACTGCACCTTGGTATCTTTGGCGGCGCAGAGTGCCAAATAGCTCTCCTTTTGAGCTGGGACAAGCTTGCCTTCAGAAAGCAACTTCTCATATTCAGCCTCAGCCTGCTTTTCCGATAGCTCTTGCTTCTGCCTTGCCAGTTCGGCTTTTTCCCGAGCCAACTCAGCTTTCTCAGCCTCAAGCGCTTTCTGCTCGTCAGACAAATCTTTCTTGTCGGACAAATTGTCCTCTCCAGACTTATCCTCGTCTTTATCTTCTGGCTCTTTAGCGTCAGCGATTTGCTGCTTTACCGCTTCCTCCTGATCTTCAGGAACTTCAACGTCTGCACCAGCGGCGACAGTTGTAGTCTTCTCCTCACCGTCTTCCTGCCACTTCACCTCGACGTCAAAATCACGGTCGTTAGTTACTTTTACCTTATTCATCCCATTCTCCTCTCTCTTGTTATTAGATGAATCACTAAGCACAATGGCTGCCTGCGACATGTCAGACAGCGCCGGCTCAAAGGCGTGCATACCTTTGAGATATGGGTCGGTCACTAGCCCTACATGTTGCAGTACCGCACCCTTAAGCGAACCATCTTTCTTGTCCTTATATTGCAAATCCATACCCATCGACACGTTCGGAATCAGGTTTTTGTCGATTTTATCAGCAATCGCATTGTCACGGATTTCTATCAAACCATACAAACCGTCTTCTCGCGCCTCCAGCTCTAACAATTCGCCAGTATTAAGACTTGCTAAGCTCGAACTGTCATACGGGTGTCCTAGTGGCACTGGTACATAATCCAAAACCCCGTCATTGAAGTTTTTTACCAGTTGATCAACCAGGTTTTTGTCAATAACCAACTTCGAATTATCCCAATCGTTTGGATCTATCCATTCGCCAAACGGGCATAATTGCTTCCAATACCGTTTGTACTCGCTCTTGCCCTCATCGCTTAGTCGGATGTTATCTTTCGTCTTTGTTGAAACTGTAAACATATTATTCTCCCGATATGTTCCAAGAGAAATTTGCCCCAAAAGAAAATGCGACAAACTCGCCTGTCGCATATACTGGCTCTATTTTATCATATTCGACTTAAAAATAAAATTATTTAGAAAAATACTCTTCAATTTTTGCCGCTAGCTTAGTTTCTTCAGTTTCTTCATCGATAAACTGACCACCAGCATAAATCTCTCTCACCAGATTACCGAGCGAGTCAAACAATAAATAATAGTTATCATCTATCCAATCGTCATCTTTAGCGAGCGACACCAAATAACATTCCTGACCGTTGTAACTGCCTAGTTGATAAAAACACTTGTCGCCATATTTCTCTCTAATGTAGTTCTCTATTTTTTGGTTAATTTTCATCGTTTACTCTCTTTCATAATTAATTTTATCATCTCCTTGTCTAGTTCTCGATTATCAACTCGAAATGCCCAAAATGCATATCGTGGTCGAGCTTTTACATCAGCGACAAATTCATCACGGTTTTTTATCGATTGTGTCTGAGGGTCAATAAAAACAAGCTTGCCAGCTTTTTTCTCGGCCATAATTGTATGACCAGTGCGAGAACCTTTCCACATCCATCCGACCTGAGCTCGAGCGCCGTTTGGCATGTCACCGATAAACTTAAACCAATCAGCATATTCTTGGCTATAGTCGACTTTTTTATTAGCACCGCCAACTAACAATTTTGGGCTAATATAATATTTATCATTTTTGTTTAGTCCCCACATTTTGACAATCATTGATAGACGACCAAGTCCATCACCACTATTCGGCAAGGCTTCAACATTGTACCCACGGCGGCGCATTTCGTAAGTTGGTACACAACGTTGGCAGTTAGTACTGTATTCATTACGCACGCCTTTGATATAGTTTGGGTTAGTTCCGGACAAAGCCTTGCTTAGAGAGATCTTGCCTTTAGCAGGTAATTCGAATTCGCTTGATTTCATCTCAAGCAAGCCTTTTTTAGTCATTTTATCCTGTAGCGTCCCATCTTTGATCAGTTCGCTTTTTGGTGTTTGCTGAATTCGCTTGATTTCGGTCATTGTATCGTTGTCCGGTGGCGTCATATCAGCCCTCGGCGTTTGATCACTAATTTTTACAAAAGTAGATCGGCAATTGAAGTGCCGCGGCGGAATATACTCAGGATATGCCTGCCACTCCTTCCATGTCATCACCTTGCCGTCCAGTGCGCTACAGCCAGGCGACGTTCGTGCATCCAGAATTGCCGAAAACTCCAACACATCGTCATCGTCCCATACCGAATTACGCCCGGAATTGACCGCTTGTGCGATTGCGTACGACGCCGTATCTGTCAACTTCGTCGCAAACCACGCCAGAATCAGCTTCAGAATCTCAGCGCTGTAATCAATCGGCTCATCATCCAGCACTACTCTATTCATTACCAGGCTTTTAGCGTAATTGGTCAGGTCATTCTGCTGCTTCTCGATAATCCAGTTTATGTATTCAACTGCTGCTTTGGTTAAATCATTGCCGTTCTTCGCGGCCGGCTTACCCATTTCATCGCTAGCACTGATTTTTCCAATCTGATACCCCTGCTTAAAGAATGATACCAACGTTCGGCGGTACTCTACTGGAAACACCACCGCGTCAATGTCGCTCACCAGCTTTGATTCTGCGACCTCCTGGCTGATTTCATCCGCCACAGTCTCATAAACTGGGCGGATTTGGTCTAAAAAACGTTTTTCTAGCTCCTGCCATCTGGCGTCAAGCTTTTTCAAGCTCTCGCTCGGTTCATGCTTGTCACTCATCGTTCGCTGACCGGTCGGCGTGCCACCAGTCTGTTTCTCCTTGCTGGCGTTGCTTTCAGTATTTTCAGACTGTTCAGTACGATGCTGCTTAATCTTCTCCACGTCAAAGCCCAGCCGTGTCGCTGTTGCATCCTCAATCTCGCTCGCCATTGCGTCAGACATGCGATCTTTTTGAATCATTGTCGTAAATGCGTTAAATATCGCACCAACCACTTCATTATCCATCTTCTCGAATGCGAAAACTGGATAGTGTGGTTCGCTAAAGTTAATATCAATAAAATCAGCGATAATGTATTGGTTAATGTGAGCCGCCAGCTTATTCATGACGGATTCTAGACTCATACGGAACATCTTTGCTTGCGTGTCGCTCAATGCAAAACTGCCAGTTGAGCTCGTTCCTTGTGAACCTAACAACATAAAGTTAGCCAGGAATACTCTTGCCATCTCAGAGTTCTGTCGCTCAATGGATTGGTGTGGATCGCGTCCCTCAGAGTTCAGCACTTCAAGTTCGTAATTTTGCGGCAAGGTAGCCGTTGAATTGACCTTGCCTAAACGACTTAATACGTTCAATACTTTCGACGTTACTTTGTCATCAGCTTTTGCAAGTGTGCTGCCGGTATTTTTCAATACCTTTGGTTTGATAGCGTCATTTTGCAAAGCAATGCTATCCAGGTATTCCAACTTCCATTTCTTGTCGTAGTTTCGCCAAAGTGCCGTAAATATTGAACGTCCATAATATTGATCGTATCGTTTGCCTGGTGTAAATAGGAACGTTTTGTAAGCTGGAATAACCACCGTCGAACCGTCTTCTTGCGTTTGCTTAATCCCTTGATAGCCGTCCTTCAAATCGCTTAGAATCTCTACACTCCTCGAATCCCGCAGCGCCAGCTTCTTCAACTCGTAGCGGTTATTATTTAGTCGATACACCTTCTCCCACACTTGAAAGCCGTCAACCAATGCCATCATTGATTGATCAAGGAATAGATTAAACGGTGTTTCAATACCGCCTTTATAACTCTCGCTCAGTAAGTTGTTTCGTACGAAATCTGCTTGCGTTTTCGCTTCAGTACTTTCGTCGGCAGGCTTAATATCGTACTCACTTGCCAAAATCGGCATGGTCAGGATATTGAATAATGCCTCGACAGTGCCATCACGCAGCATATCTCGATAGTCAGTAATTTTTCTCGGGCGGTTTAGCTTCATCTTCTCGGCTTCGTAGTCCGTAAACACGCCAGTGCCAGCACTACCAATCTCACGTAGTCGGCTGCCTGCATTTTTATCGTTATTCTTACCGCTCAAGTTTACCAGCTTCATAATTTCTCCAAATAAAATACGACGCCTTTCGCACGTCGTATATACTTACTCTGATTATATCATACTTATACTTAATCCAACCACTCATCGTCATCTAGCTCGTCGTAATAATCACCAGCAGTCTGGAAATCTTTACTCGACACCTGATTCATACCCTCCACCAACAATAACCGCACTGCATAAACCACCATGTCCACCATGTCATCATGCGTCCCCTTCGGAAATTCAATCAGCTGCTCGCGTAATGCCTGTCCATTCTGAATATCTTTCACAATATATATCCTGCCTGCCTCAAAGAATCGGCTCACGGCCAAGAGTCGCCGCACCTTGTCTTTATCTGGCTTCAAGCCAATGACAGGTAGTCCCGCCAGCAAATCTCGAAAGACCAACCCCAGCGCGCCCTCCTCTATACCGATCACCTGCGGCTTGTATATTTCATCAAGCTCTCTGACCGTATCAGCAGTAATACTCGGCGAGGTTCGTTGGTTGCGTATCGCACGTATGTAGACATTGCCGTCGGTGTACAGATCGGCAACGCCCATAGCCGTCGGGTCAGCCGTCTGACGTTCGCTGGCGGCAGGATCGATTGTCAGCACCCTCGCCAGCCGTGCATGCTTATCTGGCACCTGGCTCGGATCACACTCTTTAATCCAGTCAGGCTTGATTATAGCGTCTTCTTCGCTGAATGGTTTGTGCTGATATTCCTGCGCAAAAGCAATACTTCCAACAAACTCTTGATCACTCGGATCATCTCGCATAGCCCTCAGCTTCTCTAGGCTGCGGTGTTCCGGCCACAAAGCCCGCTCTGTGCCGTCCTCCTCGGTGGTAATTGCGTAAAACACCCGCGTTTGCCAGCTCTTAAATACGTCTTGCTGCTTCATAACCTTATTCACAAGGCTATCAAAGTGAAGAATCGTGCCGATAACAACAGCACGTCCTTCTCTAGCCAATGCTGGAATAGCTGCTTTAGTGAACCAGTGATAAAGCTTCTGACGCTGCTCAGCACTCTTGATATTTTCGTCGTTCTCGATGTCGTCGAATATCATCAGCGTCGGACGGGTATGTCGGTGGCGAATACCACGAATTTTCATACCTGAGCCTTTAGCGGCGTACTTTATACCGTTGCTCAGTACAAATTCGCCATCTTGCCAGTCGTCGCCCTTCATATTCCCGAATAACCATTTAATTTTCGGATTATTCTCGAATTCGTCTTTAAGCGCATTGATGAACTCAGCTGCCTGCGTGTAAGTATCGCTGATTATTACTATGAACTCTTCCTGCTCAAAACACCCTGCCCACAACGGATATGTCATATCAACCGTCGTCGATTTAGCATGACCACGTGGCGCAATAACGCCTATTCTTCGATTGTTCTTATCGCTAATAAGATCTAATATTTCTTTGTGAAACGGTGGCGTCTCTAGCGGAAAATATGGTCGTGCAATAAACCAACCGAACAAATGAATGTTCTCCCGCCGCTTAAATATCGCTAATAAGTATTGTCGGAGCTTATTTCTATCCGTTTCCCAGTATTTTTCGCATAGTCGTACAATATCTTCCCTGGTGAGATTATTCAAAGATGGCTGCTCGGAGTTCTTCGTCATCAATATTACCCTCCTCCTTCGCTTTTTTCAGTTTTAAGTCGCGCTCATCTCGCCAACCACAGACATTTTTCATAGTAAAGATAGCGAAACTTGCTGGAGCAGCACCACTTAAAGCTACATCAACGATGAACTCGCGCTGTAAATCTTTGGCAGTTTCGTAGGCTTCCGCAAATTCTGGATGAAGGTCGCACCAGTCCCTCAAAGTATTGCGATGTACACCAATTTTTCGTGCAAATCCTTCAAGCCACGGCATTCTCTGAGGCGTTCTTCTCGCTATAAGCTTATCTCCGTCAGCTGACGAGACGGTTTCATCTGCTGTGATTTTTGTAGGGTCGATTGAAAAATAGTCAATTAGTTGCTGACAATATTCTGGCTTATATTTCGTTGGTTGCCCTGGCTCTGGTTGCTCAAGCTGTTTTGGCGGCTCAACAGGTGGCGTTTTCGGCGTATCCTTAACAACCCCTCGCAGCTGCTGCTTTGGGGGTTTGCGGCTAGACTGCTTGCTGCTTCGCTTGTTCCTGCGCATCATTTTTCTGGTTGCCATGATAATTTCTCCAAATAAAAAAGCGGCTCTTTCGATCCGCAATTCCTAAGGCTATTATAACATAAAAGAGGCGGCGCATAATTCGCCACCGCCCCTTCAAGCTTTTAGGCGCACACATATCATTGACGTTTGCGTCTATTATGGCTTAGTTATTGACTCAATAAACTCAATCGCCGCATCACAACCCTTACAAACAACAGTCTGAATGCCGGCCTCATTGAGCGTTTTAATCCACTGTTTTTGATTTGCTGACGTTGCACCTCCTTTTTTGCGTTTCATTTCGATAGCGACAAGACGATGGCGATATTCGTTAGTTTGAGTCGGTGGATTGTGCGGCTTGATATTGTCGCCATACACAAAGTGCTGGTCTGGTATTACCACGAACAAGTCAGGCACACCAGAACTCACACCAAGCCTTTTATTCTTCGCTTTTTGGATCCACGACTTGGTGTACGTTTCGTTGGGCACCCTGAAACGTGGGTAGCCATTATCATCAAGCCACTGCACAAAGGCTTCTTGCTCTTGATCCTCGGATGGGTTGTCTATGTTTGCGAGATTAGGCATTATTTATCCTCCAGCAGCTCATTTAGGTTTTTGTCATATTCTCTAAAGTCTCGCTTGTAGTCATCGATAATTCGCTTTACGATATCGTCTTTGTATTCGACTTTAACTAGTTCATGCTCTTTGTCATTTTCGTTTAACCGTACAAAAAGGTCGTAGCTTTCTCTCGTTCTAAGCCTTTCCCAGTACAATAGCCTTTCTTTTGTATGGTCAATTGACCTTACTAAGTGTTCAATGAGCTCTCTCTTGCGATTATTCATCTTTGTTGTCCTCATCATTACGCTTGTCTAATATGACAAACTCACCCCAATCAGTTTCGTATTTCCAAAAATCAATATATAACATGCTTTAATGTCGCTCATAAATAATGGACGATACTCTGCACGAAGACAAAACTTTTTTGCAATTCTCTCAATATCTTCTTTAGGTAGTATTCTCTCGATATCATGCTTATTAAATCTAAGATTATGTTCTATTGCAAATTCTAACTCTTCAACTGTCTCTTTGTATGTCATTGTATTATGTTTACTCATAAATACTCCTCCTTATCTACACGAAATCATGTGGTTTTATTCAACCACAGAACTGGGGCAAGGCGACACCAAGTGAGTGTATATCATTAGTTAATTACTTTAAGGATTGATGTCGCCAGTTGATAGCACCAAATGATAGTTGTTTTTTCATTTTTTAGGTAGGTAGAAATATAAGTTTCCATGAAAAATAAAAGGTGCGTTGGTGCTACCAGTTAGACAGACGACCCGGGTAGGCAAAACGGTCATCTGTCCAGTTCTGCGGTCGAATTGTTAATATTCACCCAGTTTTTCGACGTATGGTAGGTCGTTGGTAAACGACATTTACCCTTTCAGATATGCAAACACCAGAACTGTCGCAATTAGGATGTTATAAATAACCTGAAGTACGTAGCCACTACCGTCCATCGGCTTTCGCGGTTTATCTACCAGAATCCAACCAAATAAAACTGTAATCGCCGTTATCACTAAGTGGATTATTGTAATTATTGCTCCAAAAACTTCCATGTTATTCTTGCCACCAAAATCCTTTCTGCTCAGCCTCAGCCTCAGACGGCTTGTCGCCGTCTTCCAAACTACCAGCTGGCTTATTATTTATCTTGACCGCGATGTCTACGCTCCGAACGCCGTGCTCCAGCAGCCATTTCCTGGCTCGCTTGGCATCAGATTCGGTAGCGTAGGTCTTTGCGTGCGGCTTATTCTTGTCGTCGCTCCAGCGAACCGTGAATGTGCAATTCATCAGAGACATTATGTAGCCTCCAGTTTCTTGCGCTTGCGGCGCTGCTTTTTGCGAAGTGCTTTTTTAGTCATTTGGATCCTCGATCGTGCCGCCAAGCAACTCAAGACGTTTGGTAAACTCCTCTTCAACATCTCGATCGTTGGGTGAGAGTAATGTTTCAAAACTAATATTAATCTCGAACTCATTCTCATACAAAACTAGAGGGTACTTCTTTCGATAGTTTATGTCGAATCGCTTGCCATCAATACTTGCTTTAATCAGCATATACTCATATTTGCCGACCCAAATTGTGTCTGGAATCGTGAATTGTGTGAACCCTGCCATTTTCTTACAGCCCCACAACCCACAATATTGCCTTAACCAATACTGCTATAATAGCTACTCCGACTAGCGAAACTAAAATCCCGCCGATCAAATATCCTATGATATTTGCCACTTTTTGCATTTTACTATCCATTGATTACTCCTCTTCAAATTAGTATTTTTATGCACCCTGTTGCTGTAATTCCCGGCGCAGCAGCTGGCTTTCCGTTAACTGTTCGTTCTCAGCCTTGCGATGTTCATCAGCGATAGCCGAGACTTCATCAACAATGTCGATGTCCGCCAGTGTCATCTGATCATAAAACCAATTGCCCAGTTCGAATCTATCGCAAAACTCTGCTAATGGCTCGTCCTTCAAATGCAAGTCCAGCGCGATAGCATCAAGCTCGTCGGATGGATACTCAAATAGTAATTCTATTAGTATCCTAATGATTAATTTTTGGCTCACTATTTCTCCTTTGTCATTACTTCGATCGCACCCTCATCGGGTAGCCACAAATTGCAACCAAAGCTGTAATTATACTGCCTTGGGGGTGGCTCAAATGTGCGAGGAGCTCCTGCGGTTGACGCCCCACCCTATATATACGAATCTGGCCACCCAAAAAGGGTGCGATGTAGGTTGTTAATGTTCTAAAATGGTATTTCGCTCAAATCAATTGGCGCGTCGAGGTCGACATCCTCGGTAGCTTTCGCCGCTTGTTTAGTCGTTGTATTTGCTGATTTAGTGTCCTCTTCGGCATATCGTTCTGTGGCTGGCGCGGTATTGCTACACCCTTAGCGTCGCTCAAAAGCTGGAACTGATCGATGATAACTTCAGTAGCTTTGCGCTTGATATCATCTTTCTCCCAGATTCTCGTTTACAATCTGCCGGTTATGCCAATTTGCTTGCCTTTCGGTGCATATTCTGCCAGCAGTTCAGCCGCCTTGTTCCAGGCGACGCAATCGATAAAGCTAGCGTCGGCATCCTTGCCGTAGCCGTCAACCGCTAGTGCGAATGAGGCTACGGACTTACCGCTATTTGTCGATTTGACTTCAATGTCGCGGACAACACGGCCGATTAGGGTTACTGTGTTAATTGCTGACATATTAGAAACTCTTTTCCTCGCGGATTTCAACGCCTGGGATTTCACGTAATCCATTAGCGATAGCTTCGCGGATTAGTTTGTCGCTTGGCTCGCACAAGTAGCGCGGCACCAACTCAGGATTGGTGACCGTGAATACCGTCTTGGTTTTAATGCCAGATTTAACGGCTGGCTGTTGTGCTTTAGCAGCTTTGGCTGCCTCGGCTTCAGCGATTTCCTGTTCGCGTTTACGCTGTGCTGCTAGTTTCGCAGCTTCAGCTTCGTCGCGCTCAGCGGTTGTCAATTCGTCTTTACGTGTCAGCAACTCGTTGATGGCTTTAGTGAATGCCAGCTTGATTTCAGCGTGGTTTTGATCGGCTTCAGGTAGCTCAGCGAATATTTGCTTCAATTCAGCACCTTTTTCATCGCAGGCTTTCTGGCTGCGTAGCGATTTGGTGTTGGTAGCGAACTTAGCACAGATAGCGTCAACGCGTACAGCTTCCTCTTTTGCCAGTCGCTCCTGCTCTTCCTGATAGGCTAGAATCTTTTGACTGATATTCTCTAGTGCTTCTTCGGCTGGTGCGAGAACATCTTTTTCAGCGTCGATGAACTGTGACTTGACGCTGTCAAAGTTGCGAGTGATCGCCAACCGTGCGTTTTTGACTTCGGTGCGGTGCGAGGTGATCAGCTTGCGGATAGCAACTGCTTCTTTAGCGGTTGCGTCATCAGTGATTTCTTTAGCTTTGGCTTGCTCCAAAAGCTCTTGAGATTTCACCTTGAACGGTGATATCGTTGCGACTTGTGAGTCGACATATTGTTGTAGTTGCGACATGTGTCCTCCTTTATTTCCTGTCTGCTTCAGATTTGCCTAAGCGAGCGTCTGTCATTTCGACACGTGAACTTGGAATAGTTGGCTTAGCGGCTGCTTCGATTTGCTCTCGGCTTGCCAATATTGGTGCTGCCGTAATCCACGCGTACTCAGCGTCACCCCGAACGCCATCGACGATCTTTGTAAAGTCTGGTTCGATGTAACGTCCTAGCCGACCGGTGCGGTCTTTTGCGACGTATTTGTCGCTGGCTGGATCAACGATGATCAGGCGCTTGGTGTCGCCGGTTTCGCTATCATTGATCGTTGTCATGTAGCCGACGATATCCACCAGATTGACCAGCTCCTCAGATAGTCTTGTGGCTACCATTGGACGTTTAATAACTCGGCCATCATCGTCTTTCTCTTGAACATGAGCCACGATAACGATATGCTTACCGCTATCACGCATGGTTTTCAAGAACGTTCGCATGGTTGATTTCAACCAGCCCCAACCAGCCATTGTCGGGTTGCCGTCACGCTGGACCAATTTGCTGTCGGCTCTATTTCGCATGTAAGCGATCAGCTTCTCCATCAGCTCGCCAATTGGGTCAATGATCACTGTATCGTAGTTGTCAGTGAGTGCGATCTGCATAAACTCCTGCATATCGTCCCATTTTTCGATCAGCGCTACGTCGGCTGCAATGCCGCGAAGTCCGAAGTATTTGCTACCGTTCTCACAGTCAGCGATAATCGGTCGTGGTGCGGTGGCTGCAAACGTTGTTTTACCAACGCCGCCCTCACCATACACAACCATCAGAATCGATGGCTTTTCGGTCGGATCTAAACTATTAAAGACTTTCATATTCTCCTTTCTCTTACAGGCTCCAGTCGCCAAGCTCCCTCACTTCCTCGATGAGGAAATTCGGCTCGCTGTCGCCAAACTTTATGATTTCGTCAACACACGTACGCAGCTTGCGTTCGCCAGCTTCAACAAAGTCGATGCCGGCAATCATGAACTGCACGCGGTATGGCGCGACGGTTTCAACCACGCAGTAGGCAAACTTGACCAGCGCCGGATCTAGCTCTAGGCTTGATGCCGTCACCAGCGTGTAAACTGCTGACTGCAAATCGTAGTGCATTGACTGCGCGGTTTTGAAAAACTTGTCGAACTTTGCGGTAGTTTTCAGGTCGGTTATCATGGCAGATTCATTAGTGCGAATCAGTACATCAGCCTTACCTTTCATATCTACGCCGTCGGCGGTGCGAGCGTACATTTCGTGCTCAAAGGTTGCGCCTTTGGCGAAAATATATTGCTTCACCAACGGGTGATTCTCGATATTCTTCAAGATCTGATCGGCAGCCTTGAACATGCCTAGAGTGATAATGTGTTTGCCAGCGGCTTTCTGCTCGTCACGCCACGCTTTGGATTCTTTCGAGTAGAAGTTTTCAAACGGGCTGATAGCGAACTGATCTTCACCGCCTAGCACTAGCATATGAACCAACTGCCCTAAGTCGATAGCCTTACTGTCTAGATCTGGCAAGTCTCCACGTTTAGCGGCAACTGCATAATCGATGCCGTGGTCGAGAATCAACTTCATTGATGAGTATGACCACTCTGGTCGGCTATAGTAAGCGTCTGCCACTTACGCCTCCCCCGCCAAAGCACGGTCGAGAAACGTCGGATCGATTAGGTTTTCCAATTTCTCCAAAATCTCACTTTCACTCATTTCACTTTCTCCTTAAAAAATTAGTAGCATTTCACCTTACCGTTTAGACATACGCTCCACGCCTTCCATCCGCTTGAATCCCACTTGCTGCGTGCCGCATAAATCTTATACGCGAGCGCCACATTGTGCTCTGGCTGGTATCGCCTGTCTGTCATGTCGTGGATTGAATTGACCTGGAATAACCCAGCGTCATTCGTTCCATTTGTGTTATATCCCAGAGCGCCTGTCCGACAACCGCTCTCAGCTCTCATCACTGCCATGGCAACTTTCACGTTCCAGTCGTATTTAGCGACCAGCGGTCGAAACCCCTCGCAGACATCCGCGCCAGCTGCCTCCACAGCAGCTTTTGGCGACGCAGATGTATGAGCTTCGACCGCTGCGACCTTAGGCTTCAGTAGCGCCGGTCGCACGCTCGCTACTTTACGGCTTTTAATTGTTGAATCTGCTCGGAGATTCTTGTTTCCAGCTGGCTATTCTTCGATTCCTGGTACTTCACCCCCAGTCCGAATCCAACCACGCTAGCGATTAGCGCTACGATGGTGATGGTTTTAATGCTTTCAATAACGTTTTTCCAGTTGATTTTTTTCATAGTCTTTTCTTCCTTTTTATGTTTAGATTTTTTAGTAACTCCAAGCTGCTCAGGTGCCGGTGACTTGCTTGGTTTCTGATGCTGAATTTTCGTCAGCTCATATTCTAAAGAGTCCTCATTAATAGCCGCCTCCTTTCTTAGTTAAATATCCCCTCGAGAAGCCAGCTGTCTATGTCGCCACTATTATAATTTCTTTGGCCGATCCGCTTAAGTTTCGCAAAGTTCAAACATTGATAACTCTTAGAAGCCGCTACAAACAACAATCGAGCGACCTCATTCAAGCCATCAAAAGAGGGGCGAGCCTTTGCGATGCTCGCCCCTCTGAAATTGGGTCTAATCTAAAAAATCACCGCAAAGGTGATTTACGAAGTGTCAAATTGTCCAAAAAAAGAACTCTCTGATTAACAGAGAGTTTCTATAGTAATATTATACCAT